GGTTCTGGCGTGACAATCGAGCAGAGATTGAGCGTGATTGCATCGTTAGCAATGCGTCATCATTCGACGGAACCATTCACGAAGACGGTGAACCGCTTGAGCTTTCCGCGATCCAGTCGTATTTCAACAAGGTGGCCGACTGGGGAGAAGAAGCGGTTGCGACAGAAATCGACAACGATCCTCCGGAGGAGGTCGGGCCACAGGGTAGCGGATTGTCGTGGCAAATGGTGGCAGGTCGATTGAGCGGGCTGGATCGCGGCCAGTTGCCTGCCAATGCCTCATGTGTGACAGCAGCGATTGACCTCGGAAAGTATCTTTGTCATTGGGTCGTGATTGCATGGTGGAAGGGTGCCGGCGGGTGCGTCATTGATTACGGCCGGGCAGAAGTCGTCGGCACGGACAAAGGCATGGACAACCAAGCCAGCGAACCACAGATTTACAAAGCGTTGCTGAACTGGCGTGATGAGATTCTGAGCAAAAAGTATGTCGACGCGGCTGGATCTGATCGCAAAGTCGATGCTGTGTTTGTCGACTCCGGAACATTTACAGACGCGGCGTATCAGTTCGTTAGAGACGTCGGCGGGACACCGTTTTATGTGTCCAAGGGGATCGGGAACTATCGCGACAAGACAACTGAAACCGACAGGATAAAGCCGGGCAATCATTTCCATGCAGCCTATCAGGAAGCTCAGGGTCTTTGGCTTTATGAACTCAATACCGACTACTGGAAGCAGTTCATTCACGAACGATTCTTGACTCCAACGTTCGACGATCAGAACTTCCTGCGACGCGGGGCGTTGTCGCTGTTTAATCAGCCGGGCGACAAGAAGCACACGTCGTACGCTCAGCACATTGTTGCCGAAGAACTTGTCAGCGAGTTTAAGGAAGGCAAGGGCCTTAAAACATACTGGAACGTGGTGAGCGATAACAACCACTGGCTTGATGCCACATACAACGCAGCGGCTGCGGCAAGTGCTCGCGGCATTTATCTTCTTTCCCCGACTCCAGAGACTCCGAATGGCCAGTCAGTTACTCCAAGACCGAAAGCCCCAAATGAGCAAGCACAACAAAAACCGCCAGCCGGAAAGCCTGCAGGCCAACGTCATGGAGCCCCAAAGAAACGAGCAGGCGGTTGGGTCAACAGTCTCAGAAGACGTTAAAAAGCCAAAGCCGAGAGTCACAACGTTCGTTCCGCGAGATTGCACGTCATGCCCTGCGTTACGCGCGGTTGACAAGGAAACGGCCGGAAAGTCGTTTTCCAGAGTTGTCAGCACTCAGGGGCGGACGCGATACTGCAAGTGTGGATTTTGTGGGCATACGTGGAAAGAGGTCGAGTGATGGATGATGAGTTACTTGTCACGCAGTTTATTGATACGTGGAACGGTGATGTTGTCCGTATAGATCGTATATTTTGCAACACGATTTGCGTGTTGCGGACATCAGAGCACTGGAATGATTGCTTTGAGTGGATGATGATATCGCACTTCATTCAGCAGTTTAAGCCGTGCAGCCTTTACATGCCATAGCAACAACACGATGTCCCGCTCTATCGCTTTGCTGCATGTCACCGCAATCATGCGGGCATGGCAACAGCGACTTCACTACTCGCACAGATCGACGCAGCGATTGAAGCACTCCTGACTGGAGGGGCTTCCTCGTACTCAATCGGCTCACGTTCGGTGACGTCGCTTGACTTGCCGACGCTGTTTGAGCAACGCCGAATGCTGCAAATGGAAGCCGACCGCGAGTCAGGCTCTGGCAGCATGTTCCGAGTCGCCAAGTTCCAGAGGGCTCGCCAATGATCGGCACAGCCCTCGACAAAGTTATCGGCGTGTTTAGTCCTGCGGCTGCAGTGCGACGAACGCAGCAACGCAAAACGCTTGAGCGAATGTACGCCGGGGCAGAAGCCAGCCGGTTGACGAACAACAAGAAACCAAAAAACCAGTCAGCAGACAGCGAGTTGCTCGGGCCGTTCGGCGCTGATTCGCTTCGAGCATGGTCCCGCGCGTTGGTTCGCGATAACGCCTATGCCTGGGGCGTAGTTGACACAATTGTCAGTTCCGTCATCGGAACGGGCATAACCGCACAGTCTCAGGTTGAAACACCAGAAGGCACGGACGTTGAAGATGTCAACGAAGTCCGCGACAAGGTTTGGCAGGAGTGGTGCGAAGTTTGTGACGTCAACGGGCGTCTGAACTTTGCAGAAATTCAACAACTCGCACAGCGTGAAATGGTCGAGGCTGGCGAGGTGCTGATTCACCTTGTGAACACTCCGTCAAACAAGTACCGGGGCATCTATCGCCCTGTGCCGCTTGCCTTGGAACTGATCGAGGCTGACCGACTGGCGACTGACAAAGACACTTACAAGATTCACAGTAAAGACGGAAACAAGGTAATTCGAGGCGTTGAACTTGATGACCTCGGAAAGCCGCTAGCATACTGGATCTATCCGGAGCATCCAAACGGACCATACGCCACCCGTGTTCTTCCGGTACGGATCGACGCGAAAGAGATCCTGCATTTGTACCGAGTCGACCGGATTGGGCAAACTCGCGGCGTGTCGTGGTTTGCTCCAGTGCTTTCATGGCTGCGAGATCTCGGCGTATACGTCGACAACGAAATTCAGGCGTCAGCAGTTGCCTCATGTTTTGGCGTCGCGATCACGACTAACGGACGCGGCGGAACTGGCTTAATGCCATCGACGGACGATGAGTCGAGCGACGAACGCGGCAATCAGTTTGAGTATCTCGAACCGGCAATGGTCGTGCGGTTGCAGCCAGGGGAATCGGTCGAGTCGATCAATCCGGGGCGTCCGAACTCAGCGTCAGAACCGTGGATCAATCTGATGCTGCGAGGCATCTCAGTTGGAACCGGGCTAAGTTACGAAGTTGTCAGCCGGAACTACAGCGGCACGAGCTACAGCAGCAGCCGAACAAGTATGCTTGAGGATCGTCGTCGTTTCCGTAGGTGGCAACGCTATGACGTACAGCACATGTGCCAACCGATCTGGGACCGATTCTGTGATCAGGCAGCAACTGCTGGCGTGGACGGCTTTTCGTCGATGTCCGAAATACTTGCCGACCGTCGTGCCGCGACTGCGGTGGAGTGGCAGACTCCCGCATGGGAATGGGTAGACCCGCAAAGCGAACAGGCCGCGTCAGATTCCGCGCTGAACTCGTTTCAAAGCACATACCAAGACGAGCTCGGGCAGCGTGGCAAACACTGGAAAAATGTGTTCTACCAGCGAGCCAAAGAAGAAAAGCTGAAACGTCAACTCGGTCTCGTTACGGCCGACATGGCCAACGTCGACGCAACGCAGGCTGAAGGGCAGCAAATGGCGGCAGCGTCTGCGATGCCACAGCCCGGACAGCAGCAAGCAGGGCAGCCAGCCGGTGAAATGTCAGACATGTCGCGGCTTCAGTGGGGCCGTAATCGCAAAGCCATTGAAGACATTTTGGCGGAGTTCATTGCAGGCACTGCTAGCGAAACGAAATCAAAGGTGTTTCTGCAGTCGCTCGGATTGACTGAAGCGACAGCACAGATGCTTTTGGCGGATGCGTCAGACGGAACTGTTGACACGGATTTGGATCAGGTTCCGGAGACAGAAAATGCCAAGTAAGAAAGGCAAGCTGCCACCACTGAAAGCCACATGCGTCGTGATGCGATCGGTCGGAGTGTCGACTGGCGTTTCCGATGTCGTCATCGCCACAGAAACGCCGGTCAGACGATATGACGAAGATCGCGGGTACGTCATCAACGAAGTGCTGTTGATGGATGGGGTTGTTCTTCGCGCCAATCAATCGCAGATTCCAATCGTTGATTCACACGACGACAGAAGCGTCAGAAATATCTTCGGTTCGATCCGTCAGATGCAAGTCATTGACGGTGAGCTTCACGGCGTGCCGTCATTCGCAAGTGATGCAGAATCCCAAGTAATTCGCACGCGAATGGATGAAGGTCACATCACAGATTTTTCAATCACAGCCGTTCCAATGGAATCGCTCTTTGTGCCGCATGGCCAAAGCTACACGACAAAACGCGGAGCGGTGATCGATGGTCCGGCAGTCATCCATGTGCGATGGCAGCCACATAACGCTTCGATTTGCGCCACTGGTGCAGACGAGCACTCTACTGTCCGTAGGTCATATACAGACCTCGAAAGAAAGGTAACGCGAATGGACGAGGCACTATTGACGCAACTGGCAGCAATGGGGCTCCCTGAAGGCATGACAGACCCAAACCAGATCTTGGCATGGGTTGTCGGAAAGCTCGGCACATCTGCACCGGCCGAGATGGCTGAGCCAGTTGAAAACATGGACGGCGAAACAAAGCCGGAGGAAGAAAAGAAGGTTGAGAACATGGACGGTGCGACTGATCCAGAAGAAGACAAGAAGAAGGTTGAGGAAGCTATCGGCCGTGCGTTGCGGACTGATGCGAAACGACGCAAGGAGATTCAGGCTCTTTGCACTGTTCACAAAATCGAGCGATCAGTTGCCGACAGTCTCTGTGACGACGGCGTTGACCTCAACACCGCAAGAACAAGGATCTTGGAGCGAATGGCCAACAAACCTGCCGGTCAGTCGACCGAACGTGTCAGCGTAACAGAATCAGCCGATGACAAGCTGTTTGCAGCGGCCCGTGATGGCCTGATCATGCGAACTCTGCGAGCCAGCGGAATGCGAAACCAGACGCTGGCAAACCCAGCGGCCGGACATCAGGACTTCGTCAGCATGAAGCTGGGCCGCGTTGCAGAAATGTACGCGGGAAAGATGGGCTGCGACGTTCGACGCATGGCCGCAAAGGATATCGCACTGGTTGCAATGGGTCATCCGGGATCAATGAACAGGTTCCGAATTCAGCGTGATGCGTATCACACGACCGGAAGCTTTTCGAATCTTTTGCTGGACGCGGCAAACAAGACGCTTCTGGCAGGATATGAGGAAGCACCGTTCACTTGGAACATGTGGGCGCGTGACGCCGGAACGACTGCGGACTTCAAGAACATTAACCGCATTCGCTTCAGCGAAATGGGTACGCCGGAAATGGTGCCAGAAGGCAACTCATATCCAGATGCACCAATGAGCGATGCAAAGGAAACGTACAAGATCAACAAATACGGCAACATGTTCACGGTAACATGGGAAACCGTCGTGAACGATGATCTTGACGCCATCAGCCGCATTCCTGCAATGCAGGGTGCAGCGTGTCGACGTCTGCAGAATCAGGCCGTCTATGGCGTCCTGACGAGTAACCCGACGATGGCTGACACCGGAGCATTGTTTAACGCAACTGCTCAGACAACTGCAGGCGGTCACGCGAATTTAGCGACGGGTGCAGGGGCTCCGGCAGTCGGAACGCTTAACACCGCGTTCATTTCCATGATGACTAAAAAGGGATTGCGGTCGGATGTGATTCTCAACATTCAGCCGTCGTTCTTGATCGTTCCTGCGGCAATCTCAGCGACTGCACTTCAGTTGCTTGGATCGATTGCAGATCCGTCCGTAGGTGGCAGTGCGGCTGGCAACAGCAACACAAAGAACATTTATGGGCCGAACGGCGATCGTCCATTGAAGGTCATCGTCGAGCCGCTGTTGGATGCAAACAGCTCGACGGCGTGGTACTTGGCTGCCAGCAACAGTCAGGTCGACACTGTCGAAGTAACGTTCCTCGAAGGCGAGCAGTCTCCGGTCCTTGAAAACGAGTGGGACTTTGACAAGGACGTTTACAAGTACAAGGTGCGTCAGACGTTTGGCGTTGCTGCCATCGACTTCCGTGGCCTGTACAAGCACGCTGGGGCGTAATGCTCAGGCAATCTGAAACCGTCCGGCAGGTCCTGTGATCTGCCGGACGTTTAAAAGCACTCCACAACGTAGCGGAATGCGATGACCGTTGTTTTGAAAGGTGAAGATCATGGCTGGTATTCAAGACTTTGTAGAATGGTATGACGACTTCCTTGGGCCGCAAACAGTGCTTGCGTCACCAGTGGGGGGCGATCAATGGGACTTGGTCGTAACGGGAACGACGCCAACCGCAACGGTCGGCGGGATCAATGGCGAGTTGACGCTTGCAAACTCATCCGCAACGGAAATTCAGAATTGTTGCGTGTTCACAAGTGACATTCTGAACTACGACATTGATCTGATTCAGCGGGCTGAGTTTCGCGTTAAGTTTACTGCTCAGACGGGTGGCACATGCGACTCGACAACGTCGATCGCGTTTGGGTTGGCGAGTGCTCGTGCCGATGCAATTGATAGCATCGCATCGCATGCGTTGTTTCGCATTATCGGCAGTAACGCAATCGTCGTCGAAACAGATGACGCGGTCACCGACAGAGACGACGTCGCGACCGGAGTCAGTTTCGTGAGCGGAGTTTATCGCAAGTTCGTGATTGATTTCACTGGCGGCAAGTCAGACGTTAAGTTCTATATCGACGGTGTGCGCGTGGCGGCTTCTACGGTTTTCACGATGGCAAGCTACACCGCAGGGTTCCAGCCGTACTTTCAGATTCAGAAAACGTCGGACAATAACACCGATGCCTTTTCTGTAGACTATATCAAGATCGTATCGAAGCGAGCCTGATATGAGTCTGGCAGATCGGATCGTAACTGATGCGGCTGGTGTGTTTCTTAACAGCGATCATTTCGCTGAAACAGTCACGTACCACCCGCATCGGTTCGGGACGCCATCGACGCCAAGAACAATCAAGGCGGTTGTGATTCGCAATCAGGTGTCTACGTTCGGGCCTGATGAACAGATCGTGCCAGAGTTTGAAGTCCGAGTTGCCAACAATTCCACAACCGGAATCAGCAGCGAGGAACTCAACACTGGTGGCGACATGATCAAGCTGGCCGTGCGAGTCGGAGAAACACCGACGAAGCGGTCGGTGCAGTTATTGTCTGAACATGACTCCGGAATGCTGGTGTTGATATGCCGGTAACATTTCAAACGCCTGTCGTCTCACGAATCTCAGATGAGATCTTCGCGCGGCTTCAGGCGTTGGTGTCCGGCAGTGCTGGGGCGTATGCGTTCACAGATGTTGTCAGGCCGACGAAGCTGGCGACATACACGCCGCAACATGGTCTGATCGTATTGACTCGTGGTGAGGTTTCACGACTGACGGAAATCGATTGCCCCGGCAATCCTCCGGCGGTCGGTTATCAACAGACGTTTTTGATTCGTGTTCATATTGCTCCAAGTGAAAAAGATACCACGCCAGTTGAGGTGTATGAGGATGTCATGGAGGCAGAGATTCACAAAGCGATTGTGAACGATCCGGCGACGTGGCACACGTTCGGTGATTTGGCAATTTTGGCTGATCTTGGAGCACAACAGACCGCAACATCAGACGGAGGGTACGACGGAATCGCCATACCGCTGACGGTTATGTTTCGAGTCAGTGAGGGCGATCTGTACACGGTGCGAGCATGATTGCCATCGACATCGACGCAAAGCAGTTAAAGCGGTTGCGTGAGTCTGTCGGTAAAGCAAAAAAGAAATTTGGGCGAGAACTAGCAGCAGCAATTAACGCGGCTGCGAAGAAAACAAAACTGGACATCGGGCGCGACGTGAGGAGCGTTATTGCGATCAAGAAAAAAGAGTCTGAAGCCCCGTTGAAGATTCACGCGAAAGCCACAGCAGACCAGCCGAACACGACAGTCAGCATTGCAAAAACAAGGCGACTTGGACTCAGGCACTTTGGAGCAA